GGAATGGATCAGCGTTCTGGCATTCTCGATGTCGATGACATCTGGCCTGACTCGGATCGACGCGGCGGTGCGCTCGAGCGGGTCGGCCGGTCGGTGCTGTTCGACGTGCAGACTCCGAACCTCAGGCGCTGGAGGCGTCGAGCGTTCGACGTGACGCGCTACCGGATCACCGATCAGGAGCGCCGCGTCGTCTCGGGCCTCGCCGGCGGCTTGACTCGCCAGGAGACTGCCGAGGTTCTGGGCGTGACGCTCGAGTCGGTCAAGCATTCGGTCAAGTTCGCGAAGCGGAAGTTGCAGGCGAAGACGCTGCCTCAGCTTGTCGCGAACGCGATTCGTCAGGGACTGATCCCGTGACCGACCTGGTCAGGCCGCGGATCTGCCATGTGCCGGACGCCGCCGACTGGTCGCTGGGTGATCGCGCCGTCGAGTGGTCGAGGGATCACAAGCTGCGGCTCGACCCGGAGCAGGAGTTCATGCTCAGGTCGATGCTCGGACTCGATCGAGATGGCCGCTACCAGAGCTTCGAGTTCGGCCTGTCCGCGCCCCGCCAGAACGGCAAGGGCGAGGTGCTGCTGGCGCGGGAGTTGTTCGGCCTGTACGAGCTCGGGGAGCGGCTGATCATCCATTCGGCTCATGAGTTCAAGACCTCTGCTCGCCATTTCAAGCGTCTCGAGATAGCGATCCGTGCGAACCCGGACTTGCTCGCGCTGGTTGAGCGGTCGGACATCGGACAGATGCGAATGGTCGGGTTCCGCTACTCGCACGGTGACGAGTCGATCAAGCTGCAGGACGGGTCGATGATCGAGTTCCGCACCCGGACGAAGTCGGGCTTGAAGGGCGTCGACGACGTGTCGCTGCTGGTGCTGGACGAGTCCCAGATCCTGTCCGAGTGGGCGCACGGGACGATGGTCCCGACTCTTCGCGCCTCGACGGCGCAGCGTGGTCCGCAGCTGGTCTATGCGGGGAACGCTCCCGACCAGGACAAGGACGACCACGCGATTGTCTGGACGCGGCTGCGCGAGAGGGCACTCGCCGGCGACGAGGATTCGCTCGTCTACCACGAATACTCGCTCGACTACGAGTCGCCCGAGGAGGTGCCGGAAGGCGTGGCATCCGACCCGGTCGAATGGGCGAAGGTGAACTGGGCGATGGCGCATGGCCGCGTCACGGTGAAGCACATGCAGAAGGAGTTCCGCCTCTTCCAGGGCGGACGCCAGTTCATGACGGAGCTCCTGAACGTGGGCGACTACCCGGATACCGACCTGATCGGCAACTCGGAGATCTCGCTCGAGGCGTGGGCGGACTGCGAGGACGAGGGTTCGGTGCTGGAGGATCCGGTCTGCCTCGCCTTCGACATCTCGCCGGGGCGGCGCACCACGATCTCGGCCTCAGGTCTGAACCGTAGGCGCAAGCTGCACGTCGAGGTGGTCAACAGCCGCGCCGGCACGGCATGGGTGCCCGAGAGGATGCTCGAGTTGTGCGAGAGCCACGAAGTGGTGCAGATCATCTGCGACGGGTTCGGTCCCGCGAATGCCATCGCCGCCAAGGTCGAGGAGCAGACGGGCCTGAAGGTCCGGCGCATGAAGACCGGCGAGTACGCGGACGCTTGCGGCCAGTTCGCGAACGCCATCGACGAACACGACATGGTCCACCTCGGCCAGGAGGAGTTGAACACCTCGGTGCGTGGAGCTCGTACCCGGCCGCTCGTCGACCGCTGGGCGTGGTCGAGGTCGAAGTCGAAGACGGATCCCGGCCCGGTGATCGCCTGCTCGATTGCCCTATGGTCAGCGGTCGACCGCGACATTGCGAACCGAGAGGAAATGGTGATCTTCTGATGCCGATCAGGTACTACGCGACGATCCCGGTCGTCGGGAAGTGGGTGCGCGTCCCGCGCTGGTTCTGGCGTCGCAGAAACCCAGGGGCTCCGTTCTGATGGTGAGGGGACTGCTCCTGGTTTCGTTCGGCGCGGGACTGGTCGGAGTCGTGGACGCCATCTGGGGCGGCGTCTGGAAGACGGAAGGATGGGTCGTCGTCTGCCTCAGCTTCCTGGTCGCGGCCCAGGTCGCTGAGAGGATGCGTCGATGAGTCTGCTCGAGCGCATCTCTCCTGTCTCTGCCGCCCTGGCTCGCGCTGGGCGCGGTGCCGCCGGCCAGATCCTCGCCCGTGACGTGCAGCCGCTCGAGGGGACTCGCATGTCCCTCTGGAACACGATCATCCCGGCGTGGTGGACCCAGAACGGGCTCAACGAGGCAGGCCAGATGTTCTGGCCGGGGAACGGCCTGCTCGCGGACCGGACCTGGATCACGAACCGCTGCCTGCAGATGAACTCGCAGCAGATCGCGTCGATGCCGTTGCGCTTCAACCCTGGCAACTCGACCTCGGTGACTGAGCCGGCCTGGATGTCGAACCCCGACCCGCTGTACTACCCGAACGGGATCGGTTCGATGATCAAGGCACTGATGCGCGACTACTACGGCTGGGGCTGGTGCCTGCTCTACGTCACCTCGCGCTACTCGGACGGCTACCCGCGGACGTTCACCCGGATCCCGGCGGCTCGCTGTGAGCCGATGTGGGACGAGAACGGCTACCGCCAGTACCCGGTCGGCGGTCAGTGGCTCGACCCGGCGGACGTGATCCAGATCGACCGCGACTGCGGCGACGGCTGGCTGGCGCACGGGACGAGCGCGATCCGCGCCTACGCCCAGCTGGCCTGGGGCTTGCTCGCGGCAGGCAATCAGGCGATGGAGGTCAACCAGGGCGGCATCCCCAAGGTGTCGCTGAAGGTCACCGACGAGAACCGGAAGATGACCGACAAGCAGGCCGGCAACCTCCAGCAGCAGTGGCAGGAGAAGACGCAGAATCGGAACGGTGCGCCGCCCGTCCTGCCGTACGGCCTCGACTTCGAGACGCTGTCGTGGAGCCCGAAGGACATGGCGCTCCTCGAGACACAAGAATTCAACGCGCTCGCCCTCGCAGCTGCGTTCGGCATTCCTGCCGTCCTGCTCAACATGGCGATCCGCTGGGGGATGACGTATCAGAACCCAGGGATGCTGGGCGAGATGTGGTGGCGCTTCGAGCTTCGCCCGTCGGCTAAGGAGTTGGCCGACGCGCTCACCGCTCAGGCTCTGCCGGCAGGACAGTGGTGCTGGTTCGATGCGACCGACACCTTCCTGCAGATCGAACCGCAGAACACCGCCCAGGAGGCTTCTCCTGTGGCGACCGAGGAGGACGACCCCCAGGCAGCGGCGGTCGAGCAGGACGCATCGACGGCAGCGCCGTCGCAGGCAGAAGCTCCAGCGGTGGCATCCGCCTCGCCGGCGCAACAAAGTCAGGCACCACGCCTGACCGTCCTAGGAGGCAATAGATGAGCGACGAAGTGCAGGAGGAAACCTCCGTGGAGAACGGTGGACGCGAGGTTCTCGTCCGCACGTTCGCCGTGGAGTCCCAGTCCCTGGATGGCCGGACTCTGCACGTCCGCGTCGTCCCGTTCGATGAGGTCGCGACGGTCGCGGACCCGCCCGACTTCAGGGAGTATCGGGAGCAGTTCATGCCCGGTGTGTTCCGCGATCAGGAGAGGGCTGCGAACCGGGTTCGTCTCCGCACCGACCACGCCGCCATCGACGCGAACGGAGCTCGGAAGTCGGGTCTGTCTGGCGTTGTCGGCAATGGCATCAGCCTGCGCGAAACAGCGACAGGAGTAGAGGCCGAGTTCCGCTTCCTCGACACGCCCGAGGCTGACACCGCCAGGGCGCTCGTTGCGGACGGCGGCTACGACGGAGTGTCCGCCGAATTCGCGCCGAAGCCACGCGGCACTACTCGAACTCGCGACGGAATCATGCAGCGCACTCGGGCGCACCTCGACTCGGTGTCGCTCGCCGTCGGGCCTGCGTATTCCAAGGCTGAGATCCTCGCGCTCCGCGAAGGAGAGATGGTCGTGGATGAGGAGATGCAACTGCCGGCGATCAACAAGGAGTTGCTCGAGCGGTGCGTCAAGCTCGGCATCGAACTTCCTGAGGGCATGGCGAAGCTGCTCACCCGCGCCTACACGGAGGCACCGTGGGACGGATCCGCGTCCCGGTTCGACACCGCGGAGTCGTACTGCTCGGCCTCGGCCATCGACAGCAACCCGTCCGGTGAGCCGAAGCAGAAGAACCTCTGCCATCTCCCGTACAAGGAGCCGTCCGGCGAGATCAACGTCAACGGAGTCCGTGCAGCCCTGTCGGAGATCGGCAAGGGAAACCCCCAGGACGCGACCCCGGCAGAGCGCGATGGCGCGAAGTCGAAGCTCGAGAAGATCCTCGCGTCCTTCACATCCAGCAGCACCGGTCAGTAAGATCTTGAACTGCCTACCGCAGATGGCGCACCTCGAGCCAACGGGCACCCCGACTCAGCTAGTCGGCACCCCCGATTTCGACACCCGCCGCGGAATCAAAACGTCAATCTCGGAGGTGTAGGGAAATGTCGGCAACGACCACCCAGGCAGAGATCCGCCTGGAGACGCTCCTCGATGAGCGCATGGTCATCACGGAGAAGGTCGAGGCACTCAACGGCCGCATCAACTCGCGTGAGGACAAGGCTCTGTCGGAGACGGAGCAGGAGCATCAGAAGATGTACCGCGAGCGCGTCGAGGTCATCG